GTTAAATCTTGTTTTGAAGAAGTGATAGTAAAATACAAAACTGACTTCCCTCTTTTTTCTGTTGGTCGTACTACTGACTTTCGTATTAACAAATACGGCAAGGGTGGATTTATGTCTAGACATGTAGATAATATTCATCACAGTCACGGCCAACAGTATGGATATCCTCAAGTATCTGCACTACTATATCTTAATGATGATTATGACGGTGGTGAGTTTTATGTAGCAGATAAAAAGTTTTGCCCAATAAAAGGTTCTGCAATTATATTTCCATCTAACTTTATGTTTCCTCACGAAGCAAAACCAGTTACTAAAGGAACAAGATGGAGTATTGTAACATGGTTGATGTAAAAACCTTTGAGTGTTTTCCAACACTAATCCATTCTTTTGCATTAAAAATAAATCATGAACCTATGATAACTAGTTTGCGGTCAACAGAAAATACAGACCAATTGTTTCTTTTACCAAGCTTTAACTCTTTAGTTGATGGTATAATTGAAGCAACAACTCAAATTTTAAAAAAATTAGAATACTCTTATGATAAAATAGAAATAACAAACATGTGGGCAAACGAGATGAAAAGTGGTGATGTACACCCACCACACACTCATTCAAATAATTTTTTATCTGGTGTTTATTATTTAAAGGGCAACTCAAAGAAAACTGCACCCATACAGTTCTTTGACCCCCGACCAGCTGCAAGTGTATTACAACCAAGAAATAATGAAAACCTCTACAATTCTAGTATGTTTGGTTTTAACTCAATTGAGGGAACAGGGTTAATTTTTCCATCATGGTTGCAACACTGGGTGCCAGCAACAGAAGAACATCGTATAAGTGTCTCATGGAATATTTTGTTAAGAGGACACTACGGCAAAAAGGGTACGTTGCAAAATGCGTATATCTAAAAAGAATGAAGTATATTTAATACTGTCTGACTTAGATCCATCAACAAAACAAGAACTAACTGAGTTCTTTACTTTTGAAGTGCCTGGCTTTAAGTTTATGCCCATGTATCGTAATCGTATGTGGGATGGTAAGATACGTTTATTTTCACCTGCTACGGGCGAAATATATTTTGGATTATTATCTTACATTAAAGAATACTGTTCAAGAAACAAAATTGAATATATATTAGAAACTGGAGTACAAGATGAAAAAAGTGTTGAACGAGAAGTTGTCACGGGGTTTGTCAAATCTCTTAAACCAAAATCAAGAGGCAAATCCCTTAAAGTTCGTGATTATCAGATTGATGCCGTACATCATGCTGTCAGCAGACATCGTGCTTTGTTGCTTTCTCCCACTGCTTCTGGTAAGTCGTTAATAATATATTCGTTAGTTCGTTATTATAAAATGATGGGGCTGAAAACCCTGATACTAGTTCCAACCACTTCACTGGTAGAACAAATGTATTCAGACTTTGAAGATTACGGTTGGAGCTCTGGAACATATTGCCAGAAAATATATCAAGGTTATACAACTAAGGTTGAGAAGGACGTTATAATATCTACATGGCAATCTTTGTACAAGATGCCAAAAAAATACTTTGAACAATTTGGGTGTGTGATTGGTGACGAAGCACATATGTTCAAAGCAAAATCTTTGACAGGTATTATGACTAAGTTACACCTGTGTAAGTATAGATTTGGACTCACAGGCACGCTAGACGGGACGCTGACGCATCGGCTTGTATTAGAGGGACTATTCGGTACAACTGAAACTATTGTAACGACTAAGGAGCTTATAGACAAGAAAACACTTGCAGACTTAACTGTTAAGTGTATTGTTTTAAAACATAAAAACATTCGTGAGAAAATGACATATGCAGAGGAGCTTGAGTATCTTGCGACAAATGAGAAACGAAATGATTTTATAGTCAATCTTCTGCAACACTTAGATGGCAATACTTTATGTCTTTTTCAGTTAGTTGAAAAACATGGTAAGCCATTATATGCTCAAGTTAAAGATACTATAGATGATAGAAAAACATTTTTTGTCTATGGTGGAACGGATACATCAGAAAGAGAAAATATAAGAGGAGTTGTAGAAAATGAGAAAAAATCAATTATACTTGCAAGTTATGGGACGTTTAGCACTGGTATTAATATTAGGAACATTAATAACATCGTGTTCAGCTCCCCAAGCAAAAGTAGGATTAGAGTGCTCCAGAGTCTTGGCAGGGGATTGCGTAAGACCGACACTAAAGTTTCCGTTTTAATATTTGATATTGCTGATGATATATCACATAACAATAAAAGAAACTTTACACTAAATCACTTTTCTGAAAGAATATCATTGTATAATGAACAGCAGTTTGATTATCAGATTAGCAAGGTTAATTTGTAACCATATAAATATAGCACAAGATTAAGAAAAAGGTTAGATATGAATAATAATTATAAAGTTATCAAATTATCAAATGGTGATGATATTATTTGTGAAATGGTTAATCATGTTGGTGATAAGTATGTGATTGGAGAACCGTTAAAAATGCAAGTTCATGATGATGAAACTCTAGGAAGTGGAGATTCTTTATCTCTTACTGCGTGGCTTGCTCCGTTTACAGAAAACAAAACTTTTGAAATTAAAGAGTCTCACATAATTGTAATTACAGATGCGTCATTTGGTTTAACTAGTTATTATAAAAATATTATTAAACGAAGGTCTGAACTTAAATTATCTGATGGGGTGGAAGAATGGGATAGTGCAGATACTCTTGATGAAGATGAAGCTAATGAATTACTTGAAAGACTTCAAAGTATGTTAAAACCTAAATCTTTACTTCATTAACCTATAACATAGCTTATGTTACACTATTTTAACAGCGCAGTCAAGTCCCTTTTATTTTTCAGTTGATACTTGACTTTATATGATGAATACTGTATAGTATATGAATAACTAGGAAAAGAGGAGTTGAAATGGCAAAGACTAAAAAAGCAAAAGGAGAACACTATGTAGACAATAAAGTTTTTCTTCAAGCTATGACCGAATGGAAAGTTCTATGCAAAATTGCAGAAGAAGAGCAAAAAGATTTACCAAAAGAAGAAAAAGTTAAACCACAAGTTACTAACTATATTGGCGAATGTTTTTTAAAGATTGCAACCCACTTATCTTATAGACCAAATTTTATAAACTACACTTATAGAGATGAAATGATTGCTGACGGTATTGAAAATTGTTTACAATATTGCAGTAATTTTGATCCAGAGAAATCAAAGAATCCTTTTGCATATTTTACTCAAATAATTTATTATGCTTTCCTACGAAGAATTGCAAAAGAGAAAAAACAAACTCACGTTAGAAATAAAATAATTGAAAGTGTTAGTTACCAATCTTGGACAGTTAACGAAGGTGACACTAATAGATATGTTGTGCAGGGATTTGACCCAAACATAATGTTACCAGATGAAGATGTCTATAAGCCTAAAAAGAAAATAGTAACTAAGACTAAAGGACTTGAAAACTTCATGGAAGATGATGAAGATGAACATGATGCAGTAAGAGGAATTGACTAATTTGAAGCTTGCGATTATAACGGACACTCACTTTGGTGCTCGCAATGACAATCTTAATTTTAATGAATATTTTTATAAGTTTTACGAAAATGTTTTCTTTCCAACTTTAAAAGAAAGAGGAATAACAACTTGTGTCCATATGGGCGATGTTGTTGATAGACGCAAGTTTATAAGTTTTCGAATTGCCAATGACTTTCGTAAAAGATTTATAAACAAGTTTAAAGAATTTGGTATTGATTTACACATCATCATTGGTAATCACGACACCTATTATAAAAATACTAACGAAGTTAATTCTATGGAAGAATTGGTTGGTAAAGATAGATTTAAAATATACACTGGCCCAGAAGTTGTAAACTTTGATGGAACTGATATTGTTTTTATGCCTTGGATTAATGCTAATAACTATGATGAATCTGTAAATGTTTTAGATACTGCAAAGTCAAATATTTTGTTTGGTCATTTAGAAATTAATGGTTTTGAAATGCATCGTGGTCAGTTTGCAGAAGGCGGTTGGGATAGAAAATTATTTAGAAGATTTGATACTGTGTTTAGTGGACATTTCCACCACAAGTCTGATGATGGTCAAATCTATTATCTAGGCACACCCTATGAAATTAATTGGTCAGATTTTCAAGACCCCAAAGGATTTCATATCTTTGATACAAGTACGAGAGAGCTGGAACGTATAGTTAATCCGTACACATTATTTAGAAAGATATACTATGATGATACTCAAGAGGATTATACTAAACACGATGTAACACAGTACAAAGATCAATATGTAAAATTGATTGTTGTAAACAAAAAAGATTTATATGATTTTGATAAGTTTGTAGATAGGTTGCTTTTAGCAGATGCATACGAAGTTAAAATTATAGAAGATTTCTCAGAATTAGATGCTGAGAATGTATCAGATGATATTGTAGAAAATACAGAAGATACAATGACGTTGTTGGAAAAATATATTGACCAGTTAGACGTTAATCTAAGTAAAGATAGACTTAAAAACACAATGAGATCACTTTACACTGAAGCACAAGACTTAGAAATATGAGGAGAATATTATGGGGTACATTTTAGAAGCATTACAAAAGAAATATGAAGGTGAAATTGCAGTCGCAAAAGCAAACGTACAAGTGTATGTTGACAATGCAGCTGGTATTGGAGAACACTCCAATATTGTACAAGCAGTTGATGAACAAATTAGTTTGATTGCTGAAGCTCAAGATAAACTTAATGTATTAGATCAATGGGATGGCCAAAAACAAAGATTTCTTGATTAAATGATACACTTTGAAAAGGTCAGGTGGAAGAATTTTCTTTCAACTGGCAATAACTTTACCGAGATACAGTTAGACAGAAACAATACTACTCTTATTATTGGAGAGAATGGTTCTGGCAAGTCAACTATTCTTGACGCACTTTGTTTTTCTTTGTTTGGTAAACCATTTAGAAATATCAACAAAGCCCAATTAATAAATTCTGTTAACGGCAGTTCAGCTGTAGTTGAAGTTGAGTTTAGAATTGGTTCAAAAAAAGTCAAGGTAATTCGTGGTATTAAACCAAACATTTTTGAAATCCACGTTAACGATAAGTTGTATAATCAAGATGCAAATGCAAGAGATTATCAAAAGTATCTAGAACAACAAATACTTAAACTAAACTATCGCAGTTTTACACAGGTTGTTATTCTAGGTTCATCTACCTTTGTTCCTTTTATGCAACTCAAGGCTAGACATCGCCGTGAGGTTGTTGAGGAAATTCTTGACATACAAATATTTTCTTTAATGAATATGTTGCTTAAACAAAAACTAAAAACTATCTCTGATGATATTAGAGATATAGGTTATCAATCTAATTTAACAGATGAAAAGATTTCTCTACAAGAAAAATATATTGATGATATGTTTATGCATAAAGAAAATCTTATAAAAGAAAAGACTCTACTTGTTAAAGCAAACGAAGAAGAAATCTTTAAGAAAAACTTAGATATAAAATTTTATACTAAAAACAATGGCGAACTCTTTGCTCAGATTGTTGATAATGATAAAGTAAATATCAAACACACTAAACTAAAAGACATTCAATCGCAGTTAAAAGAAAAACATAGGTCGCACAATAAACTTGTTGGTTTCTTTGAGAAGAACGAAGATTGTCCAACTTGTCAACAACACATTAATGAAACTTTCAAATCATCGATGATTAATAAAAAGAAGGGTGAAGCAGAAAAAGTTAATTCTGGAATGGAAGAACTTAAACTTGAGTTAAAAAAAGTTATTGATCGACAGAAAGAAATTAATGTTATTGCTGTTAAGATTAGAGAGAATGAAGTTCATATTGCAAAAGAAAATAGTTCTCTTATTCAACTTGAAAAATTTAATGCTGTTTTACAAACAGAGATTGACCAATTAAATAATAACGAAGTTAATAATAATGACCGCAATAAGTTGACTGAGTTGAAAGAAACTTTATCTGGTCTTAACATGCAAAAATCAAAGTTGCGTGAAGAACAAACATACAGTGAAGCTTCAAGAAATATGTTAATGGATACTGGTATCAAGACCAAGATTATTAAACAGTATTTGCCTGTGATGAATAAGTTAATCAATACCTATCTAACATCAATGGAGTTTTATGTAAACTTCACACTGAATGAAAACTTTGACGAAACAATAAAGTCTCGTTATCGTGATGAGTTTACTTACGCATCATTCAGTGAAGGTGAGAAGATGCGTATTGACCTTGCACTGTTGTTCACATGGAGAGCAATCGCAAAGATGAAGAACTCAACAAATACAAATATACTTATCCTAGATGAGATATTTGACAGCTCACTTGATGGAACAGGAACAGATGAGTTTCTAAAAATTCTGAATACATTGGGTGATGAGAATGTGTTTGTGATTAGTCACAAGCAAGACATACTGGTTGATAAATTCAGAAGTACAATCAAGTTTGAAAAGAATAGGAACTTTAGTCATGTTGTTGCTTAACGGAGATTGCATTGAAGAAATGCAAAAAATGATTGACGAAGGAGTCCAAGTGGATTCTGTTGTTACAGACCCACCATACGAACTTGGATTTATGGGTAAGAGTTGGGATTCAACTGGTATTGCTTTTCAAAAAGAAACATGGGAACTTGCATATCAATTATTGAAGCCTGGCGGGCATTTGCTTGCATTTTCTAGTAGTAGAACATATCACAGAATGGCAGTTGCGATAGAAGATTCTGGTTTTGATATTCGTGACCAGATGATGTGGTTGTATGGAAGTGGGTTTCCAAAAAGTTTAAATATTGGAAAAGGTGTTGATAAGAAACAAGGTAACGATA